GGTAAGTGGATTCAAGATTGCCGTTGACAACAACATCTTTATCCCACAGCCAGGATTTATGTGTGGTACATGTTCAGTCAACAAGGCATGCTATGCAGTTAAAGGTGAAGATTCACACATGTACCCCGAACTAGGAGAAACAAATGAGTAATCAAAACGCAGCGATTCAGATTAACTTCAAGACAAAGAAGGATGGCATGCTCATCAATCTTTATGCAGCAGATGCACTTGAACTTGATACATTGCTAGATGCAGTTAGCCAGCGCATTGCAGCGTTGGTTGATTTAGAAACTACTGTTGAAGGTATGGCTACAGTTAAGACTTCATTCCCTGGAGCAGAAGTTATTAACCAAGGTGCAGCACCTATGCCTGCACATGCACAACCAGCACAGCATGCACAGCCTGCTGCACAAGGTTATGCACCAGCACCTGCTGTTAAACCACAGTGTGCATGTGGCGCTGGTCCAATGCGCTTAGTACCTGCTGGTATCTCAAAGGCTGGCAAGGCATACCGCGCCTTCTACTCATGCCCACAGCCACAAGGCTCACAATGCAGTAACAGAGTAAACGCGTAGTACATGCGCCGTTTATCCCGTGCTATCAAGACTGCCTCGCAAGGGGGTGCCACATTACCTACGGTGTGGCGCTCACTTGCTGAGCAGCAGATAGCGTTTAGACGGGGGGAAGTGAGCATGGTTGCAGGTCCTCCAGGTTCAGGTAAATCTACCTTTGCCTTGTCACTTGCAGTCCATGCTCAGGTTCCTACCCTGTACATCTCAGCAGATACTCACTCACATACCATGAGTTTGCGTTTGCTTGCGATGATTACAGGCAGACCACAACAAGAAGTAGAACCATTGATGGAAGCAGACAGAGACTGGGCTGCACAAATGCTCAAGCCTGCTGACCACATCATGTGGGAGTTTGACTCAGCACCTACGCTTAAGGATGTAGAGGATGCAGTCCTCGCATCACGAGAGCGCCTTGGTCAGGATGTTGAACTCATCGTGCTTGATAACGCAGTTGATGTAACCCTTGATGGACAAGATGAGTGGGGCGGACTACGCACACTCATGCGTGAACTCAAGTGGTGGGCTAGAGAAACTGGTGCTGCTGTTGTTGTTTGCCATCATACAAGTCAGGGGGTTGTGGGTAATCCTTGCCCACCAAGCAGTTCCCTGCATGGAAAGATTGCTCAGACCCCTTCGTTAATCCTTACTGTGTATAACCAAATCGCTTCGATGGGTGTGTGTGCGGTAAAGAATCGTTATGGTCCAGCCGATTCGACAGGCGCAAGTCCAGTGTGGCTTGCATACAACCCAGCCAGTATGCAACTGGCAGATTTATTACAGGCGTAAGGAGAAGTTATGACACCTAAATGGGAAATCAAAGTGGTGGAAAATGCGGGAGAACTGCAGGGTAGTTTAAACGCAGAGGATGTAGTCGTCCCAACTAAGCCATTGATTACAGACATTAAATCGCAGTTGATGTTTATACCGAAACAGTTTTCATGGACAGTGGGATGGAGAGCGTATGTTTGGCAGGAAGAAGAAAGCGGAAGATTCAAAGACCTCACAGATGAGGAATTCAAAAGACTCCTTGATGAAGGCACTATCAGTTACACCAGAGATGATGGAACAGGCAGTGATGTCAGCGAAACAAATTCCAGCGGAGATGAAACAAGCAATACTTGATGGACTACCAGAGTTTATTGAACGCATTGATGAGGCAACACAAAAAATCTACGACCCATCACAAGTCTGGTTTGAATCTTTACAGTTCGCTGATTATGTTGGGCAGTTGGCTGAACATCTTACTGAGGACCACGGACCAGAGTGCAGGCAAGAAATTGCCACCCAACTCCGACTCATGAGTGAGTCATGGAAAGACCTAGCAGAGAACGCAATGGAAGTACTCGACAAATCAGAGGAAGTGTTTAAACATGGCGCATAGTAACAAAGAAACATTATCAGTTATCTGGTGTGACAACGGGAACACTGACGGCAAGTTTACTGAGGGTTTGGTATACAGCATCATCACTGGTGAGGTGCCATTCCATAACGCTATCCGTGTACAGGGTAATCAGATTGCACGCCAACGACAGGCTGCATTTGAAATGTGGGGCAAGGTTGGTACTGACTGGGCATTATGGGTTGACTCAGACATCGTACTTACTAAAGAGGTTGTCAAGATTTTATGGGATACCGCTGACAAGATTGCTCGACCTATCGTAAGCGGTGTGTACTTTATCTCTAAGCAGATGGAGAACTCACTGATGATGCCTATGCCTGCTATCTTTGATGAAGGTGGAAATGAGTACGAGATTAAACATCATCACCCACTACCACGCAATCAAGTTATTAAGGTTGATAGCGCTGGTTTAGGTTTAGTTTTAATGCATAAGTCTGTTATCAAGGCACTGCATGATAAGTTTGGTGAGACTGACTTTGTGTTTGCTGAGAACAATGCAAGTGGTGAACAGTTTATTGGTGAGGACATCGCCTTCTTCCGTAAGGTAAAGACTGCTGGTGTGCCAGTAGTTGCTAACACATCTGCATTGGTCAAGCACATGAAGCGCTTTGCCTTTGATGATAACTACTACAACCTTTACTGGGCAGCCATTGAAAGTGCAGAAAGGAAAAAGCAAGATGCCAACACAGCAAGCGAGTAACAAGCGCAGAGGCGCTGCATTTGAAATAGAACTAGCAGACTGGCTTATGGAGCAGGGTTTAAACGCACAGCGTTTGCCTCGTGCTGGGCGCAATGACATCGGTGATGTCTACCTTCCTGCTAACACCGATGGCTATGTCATTGAAGCAAAGGCACCACGCCGTGATGGTCGTATTGATTTGAGTGGATGGTTGCGTGAGGCTGAGATTGAAGCAGAGAACTATCGTGTGCAGAAAAGACTGGTGCTTGCACCATCGCCATTGGTAATTATCAAGGCAAGCAACAAGGGGATTGGAGAGTCTTATGTCGTACAGAGGCTCCGTGATGCACTCCCAAAACTCTAAGCATGACATCGTTAAAGTACTAGAACACTACGGATTTACAGTACCAACTAATCGTGGTGGTTGGGTAACAGTGCGCTGTGCCTTCCACAATGATAAGGTTAAGTCAGCGCGTTTAAACATAGACAACGGTGGTTTCCGCTGCTTTGCATGCGAGATGTCTGGTGATGTCTACTCACTCATTATGAAGAAAGAAGGAGTTACCTATGTCAAGGCTCTCGAAATCGCAGAGGGAATTACTGGCGAAAGCAACAGAGAACTACGAAAGAAACCTAGACGAGGTGGCTCCGTATCTGGAGAGTCGCGGTATAACCAAGGAGACAGCACTTATGTTCCGCCTCGGCTTCGTAAAGAATCCTGAGGCAGGACACGAACCTTACCAAGGTAAGTTGGCTATCCCATACCTGACACCATCAGGAGTAATTGACATACGCTTCCGCAGTTTAAACGCAGATAGCGGACCGAAGTATCTGTCCCGTCCTGGTGCAAGCACACACATTTTTAATGTGGCTGCATTGAATACTGATTCAGATGTGCTTGTCATTTGTGAAGGTGAGATTGACACGATGATTGCTACCCAAGTGGGGTTTGCAGCAGTCGGTTTGCCTGGGGCTAACAACTGGAAACCATTCTACTCAAGAGTGTTGGCTGACTGGGAAAAGATTATGTTGTTTTGTGATGGTGATAATGCTGGTAAGGAAATGGCTAAGACAATCACGCGTGAACTAGATAATGTGTTCCCAATTTTCATGCCTGAGAACTGTGATGTGAACGATGTGTACCTCGCCGAGGGCGCAGAAGGACTACATAAACGAGCGGGTGTTTAAACAATGGCAAAGAACTCCAGTTTTGATTTAGACTTTGGGTACGGTAGAAAAGGCGAGCAGTTAGTTGACGAGTTATTAACTGGAGGAAGAACAGTAGAAGTAAAGCGTGACCGCAAGTGGTTCAAGACCAACAACTTATACATTGAAACTGAATGTTACTTTGTTAAGACAGAAGCATGGGCACCAAGTGGGTTGGGTGTAACAGAGGCATCATACTGGGCGTTTGTGTTACAGGAATCAACCTTGATTGTACCCACTGATGTGCTTCGCTTCGCGGTTAAAGAGTATGGCAGAGAGATTAAGTGCGAGATACCCCCGAACTTGAGTAAGGGTTACCTCATTACAGTAGATGATTTGATGACAGCGACAAGGAAATACAAGGATGGATGAGCAAGATAAAGTTTGGGAAACTATCTACGGCACAGCACGACAGGTTGCATCGCGTAGTAATCGCATACATCGTGGACTTGTAACCACTGATGATGTGTACCAACACTTATCTTTGTGGGCGTTGGAACACTGGCACAAGATAGAAGAATGGGAATCACAAGAGTCATTGAAGTTTAAACTGCGCCGTACTTTCTACAATGAAGCACAGAAGTATGTTGCACGAGAGCGCATGCACCACTCACGCACGCCTATGTCTGATAGTTTTTACTACACACATGAGGTACTGCATGAACTATTGCGTGATGTGTGGGAGCATGAAGGTTGGACAGATACAGCAGACTTAAGCAATGAGTTTGTGTCTAAGTCAAGCAAGCCAGCAGAAGGTGGCAATCGCATGGCGTTGCTATCTGATGTGGCGGCAGGGTTAAAGCGTTTAAACGATGCAGACCAGGCGCTGCTGCGGCTGAGGTATGCCGATGGTGGTATGGAGTTTGATGCTTTGGCTGAGGAATACAAGGCAACAGAGGAAGCCATACGCAAGCGTGTCAAGCGAGCGTTGACTAAGTTGCAAGATAGATTAGGTGGCGAAGCACCCGTATGGTACGGGCGTAGGCGCAACCGCACTAACGCAGAAGCACGAGCAGAGGTTGGAGATAACTAATGGCACACAAAAAGTTTAAAAGTTTTTGGTTAATTTATGGGAGAGTTTCAGGGTTTGCGCTAGGGTTTAATGTGGATAGGTACTCTATTACTGTTGACTTAGGGTTTTGGTACATAGGATTGGAGCACTAATGATTATTGGACTGAGTGGATACGCACAATCAGGTAAGGATACAGTTGCTGAACTGTTGTGTTTAAACTATGGATACAAGCGCGTATCATTTGCTGACCCAATGCGTGAAGCATTGATGCGTTTAAACCCTATCGTTGGGCATGAACCTTTGGCGCATCTCGTCAATGATTATGGATGGGAGTTAGCCAAGCACAACCCTGAGGTGCGCCGTTTGTTACAGGTGTTTGGCACTGAGGTAGGGCGTGAAATGTTTGGTGAAAACTTTTGGATTGACCAAGCGTTTAAACAAGTGCAGCAAGAGCAAGTAGTGTTCACTGATGTGCGTTTTCCTAATGAGGCACAAGCAATTATTAAAAGAGGTGGGCAGGTATGGCGTGTGCAACGCGAAGGACATAAGCCTGTCAACCTGCATACATCTGAGACTGCCATGGATAACTGGCGCTTTGATGATTTGATTCTTAACTATGGAAACCTTGATGACTTAGCCGATGAAGTATTTATGCTGGCTAAGCAGAAAGGAATTAACCTTA